CGCCCTAGGGCGCCCCTCGCTTGTGCGACATATCCAAGTTATACCTTACGGAGAAAGGAGGATTTTAGTCTATGACTAGAACCCGTACTAACTCCGTTTTAGGGCCAAAGACCTACTATTATCATAGTGGGAATTTGATCTCAACTACTCAGTTACCTGGGCTAGTTGAGTCTATTGAAGATGGTACCCATGATCTGTCCAAACTTGGACAGTCGGATTGTGGTGGTCCAATGTTATTGAACCGCGACAAGTACGAATACAAGACGTATGGATATACGTCTGGTATTCGGTCTGGAAGCACATTTTATGTGCAATCAGGCAACCCGGCCGGACGTCCCCCTGTCATTACTGACAGCGAGATTAAGGGTCTAGGTACTACTGCAATAGCCCGTACGATCCCTACCAGTCCTATTCTCGACGGAGCTACGCTCCTAGGCGAGACTATTTCTGGTGGCCTCCCTGCTCTAACTGGGATTAAAACTTGGAAAGAGCGTGCACGGTTAAACCGTGCCGCTGGCTCCGAGTATCTCAATTATCAGTTTGGTTGGGTTCCTCTCCTTAACGACATACGCAATTTTGCGTATGCTGTTAAGAACTCTCATAAAGTTCTTGAAGAATTTCATGAGGGTTCGGGGAAGAACACAAGGGTCGGGTATAAGTTTCCTAAGTCATCCTATAACCACGTCGAACTGAGAACAATAAACTCAGTTCGCGCGGATGGGGTGGCTTGGGATTCACTCCCGGGGTATCAACAGGAAATTTCTGGCTCACAGACATGGTTTAATGGGTGTTTCACCTATTATGTACCAGTATCTGTGGACACCAGATCCTCAATTGCACGCTTTGCGGCTGACGCCAATAAGCTGTTTGGAGTCCGAGTGACTCCTGAGGTCCTGTGGAATATTTCCCCGTGGTCTTGGGGGATGGACTGGTTCGGCAATGTAGGTGATGTTCTTGCGAACATGTCTGCATTGGGTTCCGATGGTCTCGTCCTGAAATACGGTTACGTCATGTATCATAATTTCTATGATGTACGACGGGTGCAATTCCCTCATGTAAATAATGGGGGTGTTAGTGCTTCTTCACGTCGCCTTGGCGAAGTGAAGAAACGCTTTCCTGCATCACCGTATTCGTATTTCGCAGCGCCTACTTCACTTTCTGTGAAGCAGAGTGCAATTCTCGTTGCGCTTGGTTTATCCAAGTCGTAACGAGCTGGTTGCATTGCTGCCCTGTTATATAACAGGTAACGAATGTGATTAATCAACCATGGCTCTTACCGAGTCCCACACCTTAAGGAGTACCTGCTATGGCTTTCGCCGATCCCCAGAGTATCACTGTAAACGCTGTTCCCATTTCGCTTCCGCGAACTGGTTCCAGCGCGAACGGTGGTACTTTCACCTCCGCAGACACGCTGACGAAGATGACGATTTCCCATAACAATGGGAATCGCACTCGTCACCTGTTGCGCGTCGACTCTTCGAAGGTCGCAAGCGACCCGTTTATCACGGGCGTTTCGACCAAGCAGAATCTCGCCGCGTACCTCGTCGTCGATGTTCCCCCTTCGGGGTTCACCGTTGCCGAGGCCAAGTTCGTGGTAGATGCGCTTGTCGCGTATCTTACCGCGTCCTCGGGTGCGAAGGTCACCCAGCTGCTGGGTGGAGAGAACTGAAGGTTCTTCGATGGGCCCTTTGGCAATTCATTCTTTGGTTTGCCATCGGGTTCATCACCGTTCAGTTTCTACTCTTGATTGGGGGTTCGCAGGACAGGATCGCCTAGCCTCAGAAAGAGGTAGACGTGAAAAGCCTGCTAAACCTTTGGTGTGTGCTTGCTAATGAATTAGCAAGCGCATGTCACACAAGCGCCTCTCTTGACTTTAAAACAGTCAAAAGACGTGTCGAACACGAGGGTATGTCGTTTCTGACTATTACCCTCCCTACCTTTGCGAAAGATCTTGAAAAAGCTCTTTCGCAAGGGTTTGTGACTCACGACCTATTCCTTTCTTTTAAGAAAGGACCAGGCGGGCTCCCCCGATTCTTCGGGGGTTTCCTTGGGTCTGTGTTCGATGAACATGGCGTTCTTCTCGACACTACTACACAAACAGTCGATGCCATCGATGCAATCAGGCAGCTTAGCTACCTTTTTGCAAAGATTGAGTTGGAGTGCACTGATGCACGAAAACTCGCGGCTGTAACTGCGTATGTAGTTGCCGATGATGAAACTGGTGACTGGGATGACATCGCCAACCAGACTATGTCTGGTGCGTTTAAGCTTTCTGAGCTTTCTCGCATGTCATCCCTACTATTTGGAGATGTTCTTAATTCCCTCAATCGCAAGATTGAGGAAGGTGAGCTTACTCCGAAGCATGGTCCCGGTGCTGTTGCAGAGCGTGTTCGCGGAAACGCGAAGTACGACTTTACAACATGGCCGGCCCGAATTGAACCTATATTCCCTCATCAGGAATATGGGTTTCCCGGGTTAGGGTATCATTACCCTACAGATCATGTCCAGCTTCTACCCAGGGATCAAGTATCACCCTCACGGATGATACTTGTTCCTAAGTCAATGAAAACCCCGCGAGTTATCGCGGCAGAGCCCATGGTTCTGCAGTATTTGCAGCAGAGCATTATGAGCTCGTTGGTTTCTGATTTGGAACATGACCCTCTTGTAGGGCCTATGATCGGTTTTACCGATCAACTCCCAAATCAGAACATGGCGAAGGTGGGATCCAGCGATGGATCCCTGGCCACACTAGATCTTAGTGAGGCTTCCGACCGT